AGTAGAAGGCTTTGAATGTGAACGCTCAAGGAGTAAACCAAGCTGGTAGAAGATACTGTTGGTGGTCGATTAGCGTCTACAAATAAACTGAATAAGTTTATTGTGATAGGGATCATTCCCATGATTATAATCACCAGTGAAATGGTGAAGAGAATTATCCGGAAATGGCGCAATTCAACATCGCTGATATGTTTTTTGAATAGTCTGATCTGTTGCCATAACACTCTAAAAATATATCCCATGCCAACGGCTGCAATAACTAGCAATAAGATAATATAAGTTTGTAAATCTATCACGTTCGCCCCCCACTTTTCGGCAATTTATGACCAGCCGCTAGATATATTTTAAGGGTAAAACCATTTTCTACCAATAGGTCATTTAGATGCTGATTAGCATCTTTAGCTTTATTAGCAGCTTCCTTCGTTGCACCCTTAGCAAGCTCAACTTCCACGCGGCTAGATACCGGTGGTTGAATCTGATAATCTTCCTTCTTTTTTCGATTAAATAGCCAACCCATTATCGTTGCCCCTTTACTGCTTCAATTTTAGCAGCAAGCAGTGCGCTGTTCTGTGAATTACTTTGCAAGACTTCTTGATTATCTTTTGCCATTTCGCGGTAGTCAAGAGTATGAGATTTGTTTTCAGTTAAAAGCTGAGCATTGAGTGCATCGATTTTATCGTCCTTCTTGTCGGACTTCTTTTGCTGATACACTACTACTATTATAAGCCCAACAGCAACAACACCCAAGATTCCTTGAGTGAATAGAAAGTCGAAGATGCCGCTTGCTGGATCGGTAGCTGCAAAGTAGCTCAACATCATGAGCCTACTTTACATATTCCAAAACTAATTCAAAGTATGAGTTACCCCAACCGAATGAGCCGACCCACTGTATATTTGTCTGATCGACACTATCGATGTTATTCCAGTTACCACCAGCTTCTCGGTGAGAATTAAGAATAACCTGACCACCAGAGTTACTTGCAGCACTATATTTAGTACCACCAGAACAACGTAAAAGTTCCCAAGCGGCAGTCAAGCCAGTGATACCATGTGCCACGTTAGTCGATCCATTGATAAGGTTCACTTGACCACGCACAACTTTACGATAAACAGGGCGACCATCAACCCAAACTTCGCCGGTAAGGGTTTCTTGTGATGAGTATGGTGCAGGAGGAAATGGCTTTGTATTGTAAATAAGGTTATTGAGTGAGTCAACGCCATACTGAGTAATCGAAGTGATTGATGCTGCGCCGGTGATGACCTTAGCGACACGAATACGACCAGCTACTAAGGCAGGTGATGCTGCGCCGTTCGCGACCTCGGTGTAGGTTACGGTGCCTGCGGCATCGATGTCGGCGTAGCCGTCCTTGCTTGCGCCCCATGTTCGGTTTGCGATAGCGGTTTTGGCGAAGCGGAGTCCGCTGATGTAGCCAACAATATTTGACATCGTGGTGATAAGTCCGGCACTAACGGCAACTACGCCGGTAGCAGGGACGATGAAGTTCTGCGGATTTACTTCTGAAGGACGATAAAAGTGATCGAGTGAAGTGGTTTTGAGGAAGCCGGTATTTTCAAGTGAGATTCCAAGAAGTGATACGAGCGTGTCAGCCCATGAGGTAGTCATCTTTACGATTGCTACTTCAGAAGTAGTGTTACCGTTGTCAACGTAGCCGGGTGCATAGCCATCGATAATGAAATCGCCTGCACTCAGATGACCATACATTACCTTCATTCCGGCAGGGGAAATAAAGCCGTTCGCCGCTGGTGTACCAGTGATGATGACGGCTTTTGAGTTCCAGTTATCTACGTTGTCCAGATCAAGCACTGTTGATCCGGGCGTTCGTACTGTTTGAATATGAGCAAGTACAGCCTCACCAGTGCCATCACTCGCGCGAAGGTGCTGTAAGTCCATCGTTATACTCCCAAGTATCCGTTAGCAGAACATCGAACGTCTGTAACAGCAGTACCTAGCTGGAAGTTGACAGCCGTTGCAGCCGTACCCTTGAGTGGCATACTAAACGATCGAGAAATCGTAGTCGTTGCCGGAACCCAAAACGATCGAATGACGGTCGCGCCATCAAGTAGATCAACACGAGTACCAGTTGCAGAAGTGTTGGCAATATCGATGTCAGTAATATAGTTACGGATACCAGCAGCACCGGCAGCCTTGACCGCTGTGCTTGTGGTAGTAGTAAGCGTAATCGGAACACCCTGCCATGAAACTTCAGAACCACCGTAAGGGGCAATAACTGTTTTACCTTCTTGGTCGATTGCCATACCACCGTAATCGCCTGCTGCGCTTGTTTGTGCGGCAGGAGTGGTTGGGATACGAACACCAAGAGATTGGATACCGACATCACCAGAAGCGTGAACGGCATCTTCAGCTTTACCAAGGTTGGTTGCAGCGGTACCCGGAGTAAGTGAGCCGGGGATAGAAACAGGTAATGGATAGTTGGCTGTGAATGGAAGCACGCCTGCGATCATG